TTATTCCTCCGCAGTGTTTTGATATGCATCTCTTCTTGCCTTTCAATTTATTTTCAATTCGTTTGGCTTCTTTGACATCGATGCCTAGTGAATCGTATGTGAACCTGCGGGGTAGGTTACCCTTGACACCCAATCGTTTGGCCGCCTCACGCCTTGCTGATTTATCTTTATAGAGCACGTAATTAGATATCCTAGCACTGCGTCCGGGCCACTTCTTGAATATCCTCTGCATGACCTCGTTCTGTTTGTGATGGGGGAAGTCTATGTCCACATCAGGAAGGTCGTCCCTGTAAGGGTTGAGGAATCTTGCCACGGGTATGTCCCACTCCACTGGGTCCACATCTGTTATGCCCAGCAGGTAACAGACCAATGATGAACCAGCACTACCACGTGTCATGTGCGGTATGTCTCGTGTCATTGCGATGATGTCACATATTTGTATGAAGTAGTCTACGAAACGTAGTTGAAGGATAATTTGAGTTTCCTCGGCTAGCCTGTGCGTGTATTCTTCTGTGCCTGGACATTGCCTAATGAATCTATCGTATAGCCTTGTTATGTCGTTTAGTTCTTTGTTTTTCATGCCTATGTTTGCCTGTTATCGCCTCTCGCATTAAAGCTCTGGACAGGAATATTTATCTGCGTATATTATTTTGGTTATACTTTTTGGCGCAATTTACTTTTAGGGACCGTGATGTCTCTGTGGTCACAGGCGGAACTGATAACACATTCCTCACACAACGGTGTTCGTGATTTACAAAACAGTTTGGCATGTGTGATCAGCCACATGTGGGCACCGTACTTGTATTTGCCAGGTGTGGTATTGTTAACTGTGATCGACGCCTTACCCTCATCCAAACTATCTGCCCAACCCAATCTCCACAACATTCTGAACACGTGTGTGTCTACTGCTATGTGAGGTTCACCGAACACGAATCTCATCACAATGTCGGAGCTCTTTCTGCCAACACCAGGCAAGGTCATTAGTTCCTTCTGTGTTTGGGGTACACGCCCGCTGAACTCTTGTAACAACATCTTACTGGTTGCTAGAATATTTTTTGACTTTGCATTGAACAGGCCCGCGGGTTTGATTGCTTCTATAATTTCTTCCTGTGAAAGTTTAAGCATGTCCTCGGGTGTACTGGCCAATGAGAACAACTGCCTACATGCTATCGCTGTCCTCTTATCTTGAGATTGTGCGGACAACATAACACCTATAAGACTAGTGTATGCTTTTGAATAAATTTTTGCTTTGGGTTTTTTATTTGTGTATTCAGGATAAAGAGAACTTAACTTCTCATATATGTAATCGATGTCATTACTGTTCTTCATCTGAGTGCAGTTCGTTTAGAAGTTGTCTCAGTTTGCCGCCTTCCACATTGGCTTTTACTTTACCTACTGTATCTCCCTTACGTGGATCAGGCACTTCTGGTCTAGCATCACCTGGCGTGCCACCTCCCGCTGAAACTTTTGAAGTTTGTTTCAGTGAATCATATATTGTGCTTCGTTGTTTATCAAACTGTTTGTATTCTGGATCATCAGCCAAGTCTCTGATCCTCAGACTGTCAACGTCAAATTCCAAGTCTACTTTCTGCCCAACACCAGAACTTGATCTGGTCTTCATGAACTGTATCTGGTACCTTCCACGCTCCTTCATTGCCCTCGATGTGAATATACCTATCACGTTGTCAGCTGTCTGTATCTTGGACAGTCCACCTGATATGTGAGAGTGATCGAACTCTATCTCTTCAACACTCGCCCTGTTCAACTGTGATGCAGTTGCCAACACACAATGTTTCTCAACAACCAAGTTCCTCAGTTCCTCAGATACGTACTTGTCTTTGATGAACAAGTCTGCTGGCGATATTCTTTTACTCTTTGGCATCATGAGATCCAAGTAGTCGATCAGTATGCAATCTATTTTTACTTTGTTTTTAAGTTCTAGTTCTTTGAGATATGTTCTTATATCTAATACGTTACTACCACTTGGCAAGTATTTGATCTGTAAGTTACCTGATTTCTTCTTCAACATTTTAACCTTCATCTCGACATTATCTATCTCCGGGAATACTTTTCTTGTTGGAATGTTAGTCATCATGGCATCTAGTCTCATGGCAGTTAGAGCCTCGGACAATTCAAAAGAGATATAGCAAACGTTCAATCCGGCCAGTGACCAATTGACTGCAAGATTCTGCAAGAACAAACTCTTACCTGCTCCCGATCCTCCTGCAAAGATGTTTAGTTCACCTCTGTTGAAACCACCAAACAGTTTCTTGTCTAGATTTTCCCAACCAGTGCTGATCTGTCCGTTGTTGTCCTTGAGTGCTTCAAGTCTTCCCTTGGGATCCTCAAAGTAGTCTGTACCTAAATCCCTTGTTAGTCCTACACTGACTGCTTCCTTGACCATGTCCTCAACTGGACCGTAGTCCCCTTTCTCTAAAAGATCAGCAGATGAAAGAATTGCTTGTTCCAGTGCTTTGTGTCTAGAGAACGTTTCGAACTCGTCTAGCAACCAGTTGAAGTGTGCAGGATCTAGATCCTTTGCTGTTTTTAATTTTATATCGTGTTGTGCATTAACTATATCAACCTCCGGCATCACTTTGTACTCGTCCATGTAATCTTTGACGAACTTTGCTATGGGTTGTAATTTACGATCGAACGATCCAGGATTGAATATGTTCTGTGCCCTAGCAAATGATTCAGCATCTGCCAACAACATTTCTATATACAATTTCTGTACATCGAAAGAATAATCCTTAGCCTGGTGTTGTGGTTCGTTGTTATTGTAATCAGCCATACATCTTTCTCTTCAAATCTATCTTAAGTTTACTTCGCTCTGTTGTCTTTAATATTGATTGTATAGTAAACAGTCTACCGTATTTTAACACAGCATCGGCTACATCGTCAACTCCATCTTCCCATTCTGGAAATGCAACACTCCAGCCAAATTCCATTGCTTGATTGATCAGTTTTTCTCCTGGAGCGTCTCTGTCCGGCACTACTATAACTTGCCTGCCTAGACCGTCTATTAGCTCTCGCTGTGTATCATTTATCTCCGATCCAAGTATACTAACTCCAGAAACGGTAATTGCATCAAATGGTCCTTCTGTTACTAATACAAACTTTCTTGTCCAGTCTTGTGCATCCATGTTAAACACATACCCGGGCTGTACGTCTGTGTAGTATTTGACTTTGGTAGATTCTTCAAACATCCTTCCTGAGAAACCAACTATATCACCTCGCCAGTAAAACGGTATTAGTAATCTTTTATCTACGTCCCAACTTTTGTTTGGGGAATACATGAAGTCGTACCAGTCAGCGCCAATGCCACGTCCTTCTAAATATTTTAGTAAATTATCAACAGACTTTGTTTCATCATCTGATAATAAATTTTCTAACATCTTCTCTAACCAAACTTCTAGTTTTTTTGCACCGCTAGGTAATTCTCTTTTATTGAATGTCACAAACTTCTTCTTCTCATACTTTACATCACCTTCTTCTTCACGCATGGCTTCTATGGCAAGTTTTCTTATAGTATCGTCTGGTATGCCTATGTACCCCATGAACTGTCTCATTTTGAATGTAAGTTTTCTACCAATAACATACGATGCCTTGAAGCCACAGTTGAAACAGTGATAGCTCACGGTCCCATCGGCGCTGATCATTATGCCACCACGCTTCTTCTTGTCCGCTGACTCTCCGTTGTAGATACAACAGGGTGCGTTGAAACTTATCCAACCGCTTGGGGTTTTCTTTCTACCCGCAGGCAGACTAGTCAGAATTGTATTCTGTATCAAATTCATTAACTATATTTTACTGTCTATATAGGATTTTGTCAATCACCCCAGTGTTGCTGGCGCTGTTGCCCCAACCAAATCTCACACTGTGGTAAACACCTGTGAAGTTGAAATTGGTAACTGTGGTTGAGTTAGTGAAAGAGTTAGCAGGTGATCCTGCATCTTCCATGGTAATGTCAAAGTAATCACTCTCACCAGGTGTAGCACTCATTGTGCCCTGTACTCTCAATGCTCCTGTGAAGTTTTTTGTGTACACTGCAATAGTGTGTAATGCCTTGTTGTTGTTGATGCCTGGACGTGCATCTATCGAACCAGATACATAAGCAAGTGGTCCGCCACTTGTGAAAGTTGATACGTTGGTACTTGCTACAAATTCGGGGTAAGCACCATCTATTAATTCTATTGTTCCAGCGGCCGCATATCCTGTGTCAGCGTATGTTATTTCTCTGCTTCCATCTGATTTAATTTCACGTACGGCATAACCGTAAAATCCAGCATCAAGGGGCAATAAATCGCCTTCGGTGATTGTTGTGCTGGCATCACCTGTAGTGCTAACCGTAGACCCATCATCTAATATTGTTAAGGTTTTGGTAATAACTGATTTCTTGCTTTCAGTATCGATAACATTTAATTCGTAGGTTTTTGCACTTATATCTTGGGCCTTCTGATCTTCGTTCTTAAACGTAAATGTTATGGGATTTGATACCCCCCTATGAAGCGTTAATCGTCTATCGTACACTTTTGAGTTCCTTCCATGATAACCATTTATGAAGGCGATTACCAAGTTGTTTATTAAATACCGTTGTACTGTTTGCATAATACATATTTAACAGTATTTATAGATATAGAATGAATGAAATTTTTAACACACTAAGGGACAAGTTCCCATTCTTGAGCCTGATCAGAAAGGGCGATTTGGAGTATGTGGGCATAGTGCAGAACGAAGATGTAAACGTAATTAGTTTTTATGACTATGGCAGGCTTATGATGCCACAGGATAAGATGAAGTTTCTTAAATGTGGCGAAACTTGGTGGCACGAATCTAATAGAAAATTACCAATAAACATATTCCTTAAAGGTGAATTTCGTTACTTTAGAACAACTTTGGTTACGCTCAACGCAAAAGATATAGAGATAGTGCATGGTCCAACTGTGAGATTATCTGATATATCTAAAAAACGTGTAAAGAGAAGAACTATACAATTAGTTAGACGTCCTACTTAATCTTCAGACTTTTCAATATACTTCTTATAATATATAGTCAATGGATTGTCCGCTTGATAATGACACTCATGCGAAGGCATCTTGTATGTTTTCTTTTTACGTTTTTTGGAAAGTTTTTTCTTAAGTTTCTGATGGTGCATCAAAACTATATTTAGCACTACTAATCAAATTCATCTGTACTACTATAGCCTGTGCATATGCCACAGCATGTGACTTCTTGAAGAAGTATGATCCGTCTGTGGGTTTAGTCCATACATCTTTTGTTATATCTGTCCAGTCCTTGTACATCAGCTGTCTCTTGGCAGGACGTATGATAGCTAACACAGCCGCAAGTTGTTCTATAGTTCTAGGGTTCAGTTTGGATACTATATTAAAATGTCCGTTTAGGTGGAATAGATTTTCTACCGTCTTGGGATCCTTTAACATGTCCCAATCAGGCTCCTGTATCATTAGTTCAACAAGTTCCTGTTCTGATTTTACAGCCTTGTATATGTTTACGTTCAAGCAATCAATTTTGAAGTATCCTCTGTCCTCTGCTTCTTTGTAATCCAATGATGCATGTCCTGTGACTGGGTGTTCTGGTACAGCATGGAAGTACACTCCTGTCTTGTGTTTTTCAAACTTGCCTGCCTTGCTCATTGATGCAGGTGTGTGCTTGAATAGTTTAAGTGTGTTGTCTCTGTCAAAAAAATCTATGTCTACATCTGGCATTAGTGTACACTTCCTTTATCTGTTTCATTATGTTTGATAAAATTTTCTCTTGAACCTGGGTGTAAAACTTCCACTACTTCTAGCAACGCTTTATAACCTTCACTGTTCAACATTTCTGCATTCAACTTAGGCACAATAACTTTACCAATTGATCCGTCTTTCTTTATTGTCACTGCACAATCTCCTTCTTCAAACTCTAAATTTTCTGCTATCTCTAAATTTATTTTAGACAATCTTTGCCTCCCTTGCTGTGTCCTGTACTAGCATGTGGTCGGCTGGGTAGCTCTTCAACTTGCTTGGCCAGAAACTTGTATTAATAAATTTTTCTATCATTTGTAATTGTTCGTCGTTAAATGATTTTAGCATCCTTTTTCCTGCACTGCAACCTAACAGCAACCATGGACTTATCTTTCCCTGCTGTATATGTTGTACTGCTCGATTGGTATTAATCAGTCTGAAGTAATCAGGCCATTGTGCATTCTGTTCTGTCGCCCAGTCCATCATCGTAGCTATGCTCCTTTGTAGTGCGGCTTCCACTGGTTCTGATTTTAGTGCTTCGATAAGATACATTTCGTATAGATCATCTCTAGCCCAATGATCAAGTTTCACCTTTGACTGTAACACATAATCTATATACTTGTCCGGGTACAATGGATTGATATGCATGATGAATCTACCAAATTTTACAAATGCATTGTAGTAAGAACTCCCACAAAAGTCTTCATATGTTTTAGTTTTTGAAGTATGTTGATGTATCTGATAAAATCTCTGGAACACCATGAATGCATTCACTACCCATTTCTCATCTCTTTGTAGGTATCTTCTTTTAGGTTCGCACAGATGTACTTGTAGTGTACGTTCTTTTGCAAACTCCTTGCCACAGTACGTGCATTTATTTGTCGATGCCATGTGCCTCTATCAGTTCCTCTAGTTCTCTATCTGTTATTATCTTGTCTAGTGTTTCTAGATCTGCTTCTTTCCACGTGGGATATATCTGTTGTAATTTCTTAAGGCTCTTGTTAGGCACACGTTTCATTGGTTTGACCCATGGATGGAACTGTTGTTGTAACGACCCACACATAGCGGTCAGTATCCAAAGTAATTTCTTGTGTTTGCCTAGTGTGAAGCAGTGTTTGTTGACACACTCATTCACCATCTCCACGTAATGTTCTACAAAGAATTGATCCTTTGAAGATGTGCTGGAAACATATCTCATCAGCATGTAGGGTGAGTACAAAGATTTCTCCTTGTCGTCTATCCTGTCGTAGTAGTCTTTGTTTCTGAAGTCAACGGCTTTCAACCCGTTTCTCAAATCAAAAAATTTTCTATTTTTTTCTGCTGGCATATTTTAGTGCAAACATTGTGCATTCTTTTGCTGTTACAAATGTTAATTTTATTTTATTGTGTTTGTGTTGTAAACCTGAAAATTGGAATTTGTGTTTCTTGATGAAATCAAAAAAATCATGCATCCAACCTTCGTCCATCCACACAGCAATCTTGTCACTGGTTATCATGATTGGTGCGTCCAGTGTAATTGATTTCCTACCAGACGGAGCCATAGTCCACCTGTTCACACTGCCTTGATATGTCCTTGACAAAGTAGGCACACATGGGTTTTGGTCCATTGTTTAAAGGTACGGCCAACATCTGTCCTGACTTGATCTTTGGGAAATACCATTTTACTTCTGTATAGATATCTACAACGTCAATTGGATAGAAATCTGGTTTTGGGCTGGACAATGGATTGAATGTGAATGCATCAAATCCCCTATCGTTGAGGCTAGTTATTGGTAACACGTGCATCTCAGATTGTCCTGCTTCTCCTATCAACATCTTCCAATCTAACGGCATCTTAATTTTGTGATTTCCAATTTCTAAGACAGCCGCCGGAGCATTGAAGCTCTCTAGGAATATCAACGGTATGTAGAAGAAATCTGGATTGGCGGGATCTGCATTATCGAGGACTGCAAATCTCAGATCCTCATCTACCCATTCTGGGATCTTCTCTATGCTGTACGCACGGTCATCAAGTGTAAGGATTTTCATAATTTATCTTTTCTATATTATACGGGTAATTGGCCTCTTTGTAAAACTTTTTCCTTGCCCCCAGGTGTCTTTTTGCAAACTTGCAAGAACTGGTAATATCCCATATCTGTACATTATCTTTGTCTTCGGCTTTCCTGATGCCACGTCCTATGCTCTGTATTACACGAACAAACGACTTGCCAGGCTCTATGAGAACAAGATTGAAAATACGAGGAATGTTAATACCAACACTGGCAACTCCATATGTGGCAATAATAATTTTATTTGTTGCAGTAGATACTTCATCATATTGTTCCTTTCTGTCTATGTTTTTTGTTGATCCAGATACAAAAACTGAATCTTTTAGATGTTCCTGTAATATTTGTCCTGCTGATATTCGGTCAACGAGTACTAGTGTATTGCCTGATGACGAAACGTCTTTTATGGTATTCGCCACCCATTTCATTCTGACTTTGTCTGTCGTAAGCCATTTTAATTCTTCTGCATATGTTTTGAACTGTGGGTGATCCTGTGTTTGTAAAACATTTACATGACAGTTTGCTAGTACACCTTTATCTTGCAGTTCGCTGGCTTGTATCCTATGGGACACATCGCCTATGCTACATTTTAATCCCATGAATTCATAATCTGCTTTTGGCACAGTACCTGTTAGTCCCCAACGTATACCACAGTGTGCGAATGGTCCAGTCAGCAATCTTTTAAGAACATCAGCTTTTGCCATATGCACCTCATCTATTATTACTGTGTTGATTCCTTTTATTGCTTCTGCAAATGCTTCCGAGTGTTCGTCTTTACTTTTCTTTTCTAACACGTTCAGTGACTGCCATGTTGCTATTGTGTTAAACCTACCTAGCTCTTTTCTATCTCCGTAGTATACTCCTACATCGAGATTACAAGCAATAAAATCTTCTTCTGTTTGTGTCACAAGACTCTTGTTCGGAACAATAGTTAGTGTTCTTCCATATGGCTCGACTAGTTGGCATAGTGCCGCTGTGATGATTGTCTTTCCTGCACCTGTGGCAATCTCTTGAATACTCTGAGGATGTTCTATAAATTTGTTTATTGTTTCAACTTGATAATCTCTTAACTCAATAGACTGTCCTGCCATTGGATGTGTGTCGGGCCATTTTATGTGTGATAGATAATCTTTGTCTACTGCTTGGAATTCAAAGTTGTGTTGTTCTCTTTGATCAACAACATCTATGTATACACCACCCTCATCTAGTATGGGCAGTATTTGATCCACGAGATTTAAGTAAGTTGTGCCACCTAACCCAAAGAATGAAACTTTACCATCCCATCTGCCTAGTTTCACTGCTGGAAGATGTCTAGCATATGGTATCTCATATTTGAATTTATTGGATAGCCTCTTCCTCCATTCCAGGGAAAGATTCTCAAACTTCACGTTCACTTCGTCTTTTATTACTAATTTACAACTGCTCATTTTAAAGTTTTACTATAATGTGATCATGCCAATCCCAACTACTCGGTTGGTGATCACTATAATACAACTTTTTTGGAAGATTTTCAAGCATTCTTTTCAGATTGTCTGTGCCTGTAGCATAATAACCACCACCCAGTGCAACCAATGACGCTTTTGGTTTTATCTTGCTTTTAATCAATGCCCTTGGTATCCTGTTCCTAACAAATATTATTTTGGTATTATCACTTATCAGTTTGAACTGCTTACTCATTTGGTGTAGCTCGTACAAGTTCTCAAAGAAATCTTGTGACGAATCGTTATTGATTAGTGTGGATCTTTGATCCTTGCTTTCGTTATAATCTTTTGCGTATACAGGTTCTTTCACATCGAACCCCCAAGAGCAGTCGTTCAGTATGTCAATGCCGTATGCCTTAAAAGCATTCAGCCATTCCCAAAAATCTCGTACATCATCCTGCATATGTATGTCGCCGCTGACTGGCATCATTAATGGAAAGCAATTTAGTTCTAGCAATCCCTTTACTACATCTTTCTTGGAGAAGTTTTTAGAATCTATCCATAACTTGTGGTAATTGTTGTGTGCTATCTTGTGTCCTATGGTTGTGTCTGCTTGTACATCAATATTATTAGAAGATATGGAGAAGTTCTTCAACGAGTCTACTTGTGTCAGTGCCGTTTTATCTTTTAAGTTCTCGCTCCAATATTCTTGTAATGATTCCGAAGCGTCACTCAACACAATCTCTCCACCTACTAATCTTGCAGTGGGTTTACGATGTCCTGTTATTTCTTTCTTTATTTCTTCATAATCGTTCAGTAGATGGTCATCGCTGAATTTAAAGTTGTATCTCACTGCTATCAGGGTAAGATAGTATGCGGTGACATCACTGTGTATGAAAGTCCACTTCTTGGCCTCGCCATCGTACTGGCTGTAACCTGCAGGCATGTCCCGTGCATCTTTCATGCATCTGATAAGTTGGATGACTTTCTTGTTGTATGGAAATCTCATCTCTATACGATCCACGTTGTCATCGTCTGTGTATTTCTCTATGCTCTTGTCAAAACTTATCACACGGAATTCTTCCTCGTACTCTGGTTTGTCTAACAACTTCTTTATGTCCATGCCATGTGCCTGAAACTTTGTGAGGTATCTTTTAAGTATCACGAGGGCTAATCTGCCTTGTTTTTCTGTCCATGGATATTGGCATTCTGCTAGAGATCTTACTGTTTCATAATCTTTTGGATGAGGCTTTATCTGGCTCTTTTGGGTCGATTGAGTGTCTGCCCAAAAATAATCATTATATGCTAGTATTTTAAGTGCTTCGTTAATTGTTTTTGGTAAATCTGTGTGCATATTGTCCATGTGTTTTAAGATAATTATTAATAGTATAGCATAATTGGTAATACTGTCAACCATGAAAAAAACTAGTAAAAAGACTGTCACAGTCAGGAAACAATTAAAAATTAAATTAGAAAATACTCTGACTAGACAAAAGAATGTTAGGAACTTCAAACCCACACACTCATTAATGGTAACTTGGTTCAAACAGTTGAACAAGGGATTATTTGGTAGTAAATTACCCGTAGTGCCGTTGTATCTAGTAAGGATGACAGGTGACTGGGGTAGATGTTGGGCCAATTGGGATAACAGGAAATGTAGGAAAGGAACATGCGATCAAAGTGTAATTCCTTATGGTAAGACAGAAATTGACTTTGCTATTGAACTGCATACCACTTATCCAACGTTTAGAGATTTTATAGAAACATTGGCACACGAAATGGTACACTTGTATCAGATGACGATCATACAAGATCCATACTCAAATCACAATGCTAACTTTTTTGCCTTCAGGAACAAGTTTAAAAGTGCTGGACTGTTTCTATCAAGAACCGGCTAATACAGTCTCTTCAAACTCTTTGTAACTTATAACCTTGCTGTTACCCAGGTCGGTTCCTGTCTGTAAGTGATTGAAGTAATCAGGTGGATTATCATGCACCACTGTATAATTGACATAAGGTCTCATCTTCAACATGTCACGGAACTGTTTCAACCACCCATCAAAAATTGTATCAGCATGTCTTTCGCCGTAGCATTCTGTCTCTTGATAGATGTTGTTCAACTGATCTTTACCGTACTCTCTGAAGTCATACCCTATGAGATATATGTTCTTGTGGCCATGCACTCCTGCTGTCCAGAACGCTTGGTTGCCTGAGATCCAGTGTGGGTTGTTTGGAATAAGATGTATCATGCCTTTTGCATGTCTCCTGTTTACTTCCAGAGATGGAGCATAGTGTATGGTCTGACGTCCCACTTTGTCTAAACACATCTGTGCAGTCATTTTAGCATCAACACTGAAAATAAAGTCAGGCCAAAAATCTCTATACAAGGCATTACAACCGTATGTTTGGCCTGTTGCTTTCAACCTGTTAAGGTCAAGACCCTTACGTGAAGGTCCGTTACCTATGCAGTATGCATTTCCTCTCGGCACTGCTTTAACTTTGTCTTCAAAAAATTCTTTTTCGTATACACGTTTACTATTACGAATAATTGTGTTTACAATTATTTCCTCTCCATCATACGGTTTCCACTCTATTGGTTCTATTATATTTCTTTTGTTGACGTTGAATGTTTCTACCATTATAGATATTTTTCCTCTAGTCTTTTCTTTATTCTTCTCCATGGCAGACCTTGTTCTATTTCTTCAGTCCACCATTCTGTGTATGACAGTTTGTTGGCCCACTTTTGTCTATGGGGCATATTGGGATTGTTGATGTTGTCAAATGATGTATTGCCAACCTCGTAACTTAGACTTGCCTCTGACACATACACTGGTATTCCATGCATGGCCGCAGTGATGGCAGGATTGCTGGAATAACTTACAAGTGCCCATGCCGACTTCAATCGTTCCGTAAGGTCTGTGTCGTCGTATGTGCTGGAATCTCTTTTAGGACCTACTATTTTTACGTTCTTATATTTTGTAGTATCTATACTAACATGATTCCTTGGATGCGGTCTGATAACAATGGGTCTGTCTGTGTATTTTCTGATTTCATTTATCTGTTGGTCAAACCAGTTTGCCATGGGTGGATTGTTCCTCCACTGATGACTGCTTCCGTGTTGTCCACAAATTATAATGTTTTCGCCTGTCTGGTTCCATGGTTTTATATCAACGTTGAATTTTTTCCAACGTTCTGCATCTACGATTTCATTGGCAAAATCAGCTTCTCTGTTGATTCCGTTTATTCCTATTTTCCATGTCTCATTTCTTTTTATGCCGCCGACTTCGATGACAACGACAGGCTTGTTTTTTTTTCTGTATCGTTCCCAAATGTCCTTGTATTTCCGCATGCGACCTTGCCACAGTACACTCCAAATTACTGCCACATCTGCATCGGGTACTTGCTTGTTTACGTACACTTCTTCTCCGGATGCACGTAAGGATTTAATAAATTTATCGAATACATCTTTTGAATTCAAAGGACCATGTTGCGGCCATATCTCTATTTTCATTAGTTGCCTTGCTTTCCTTTTGCAACTTTACTCACTATGTCTTCTGCTTGTTTGGGATCAAACTTCACACCACCGAACGGGTCATAGTTTTCCACGTTCTTCCAATATTCTTCATTTCGATTGCCACGCAGGTCGCTCTTACTACTTTTCCCTAGCACTTTCCTTTTACCCTTCATGTGATCTACATAAGCACCCAGCACACTGTTTATGAAAATATGATGTCCTTTTGCTCCTGCGCCCTTACCTATGTCTACGCCATCGTTGGGTGCTATCCTTTTCACACATTGCCAGAACACATAGCTGTCGTGCCATTCTAGTTCTTTGAATATTGTGTCATTGACATAAAGGTCAGTCCAGTACTTCATGAAGTCGGTTACCTTTGGGTGCCTCTTGTTGTAGCACACCCACCCACACTCCGGATACTTTTCTCCCCTGCCCAGGAAGTTCACAAGTTTATCCTTTGGCAACAGGCCTGTCACGAAGTCTGTGGTGATTTTTCTGAATGTGTATGTGTCAGCGTCCAGCCATAGTATGTAGTCTGCGTCTATGTTTTTAATTGCATGATCCACCGCAAATGTTTTGTGAGAGAATCTCACTGCGTCCCACAAGTAAGAGCCCTTGCCTTTGTCGCTTTTGCCTGCGGTTGGATCTCTCCTCACACCACCTCGTATTTCTGTGACTTCACCGTTGGCGACAGGATCGTCTTTGTGTCGGTCCTTGAACTTTACAAGTTCTGTGTTTGCTTCTTCTATATTGATAAATTTAACTTTGCTGTGTTCAAAATCTGGTTTAGGCCCTTCATGATAGGCATAGAGAACTACATCATCGGGCCAAAATTTAACATGGCTCTCGATCATCCTCTTTGCGTATGTGGTCCACCTGTTTGGTGGGAATGTTGTTACGACTGCTAGACTGCTCATGACTAATATTTAATCTTGTACATTTCCTTCCAACTTTTATATGCCCAGCTCGGTACTAGACTTTTACCAATTTTTGCATTGAGTGTGACTGAATCAATTTGGTTGTCATCTCCCATTGCGGTCTCATAAAAATTATTTAGATCTTGATCCACTTTTGATTTCAACCAATGTCCGATCGGTACAGTCCACCCTGTCTTACTTTTATTTGTTATTTTATTTGGGAGTAATTTTTTATATGCTTTCTTGCTAAGGAGTTTTGTGTCTCGTTCTGCTCCTCCTATTTTGTACTTGGTGGGTATGTTTAAACAGTACTGCATGAAAAATTTTGATGCCAATGGAAATCTTCCTTCCATTCCGTATGCCATGCCGTACTTGTCATTCCTGCTGAAAAATTCTACTGGTACCTGTGTTACACAGTCCAATGCCATGTATGAAGCGGTAGGATCATTTTTATTCCATAATTCGTCTGAATAGCATTGTCCAAATTCTTTTAGTAATATATCATCGGGTAAAATATTTTTAGTCAATCTTCTAGGCCTTTTTATCCGATTCATCCAATGTCTTAACACATGTATCCATTTTTTCATTTTCACCCTTCCATGTAAGATGTGTTGGTACTTGGTATATCCACCGAGTATCTCATCTCCCATGTCTCCCGCCATCGTTACAATAATTCCGTTGTGGGCTAAAACTTTATTTGTGTGCAAGTACATGGCAGAGTTTGGAGTGTACACTGGTTGTTCGCCAAAGTACACAGAGTCATTCCACGATTCCATGAATATTTTTGGTGTAATTTCAACTTCTGCATGACAGAAGTCCTCCTGTTCTGCAAGGACCTTGGCCGCCACAGCGTCACTGTTGAAGTCTTCTGTGTCTACGTCTAGCTCCGGAGCAGGACTAAATTTGTTTGTAAAGGTAAACACCTGGTCCTGGATCTTGCCCAGCTCGTAAGCAACCACACTGGAATCTAGACCACCACTCAAAAACACTCCAATTTTCCTTTGTCCTATCGAGCAACGTTTTACTGCCTGGCCTAGTTGTTCTCGGAATTCATTAGGATTGAACTTTGTGTTGCTGTTTGGTTTGATGTATATTCTTTTTGTGTCTATAATTTTTTTATTTTTTACGTCCCACACTATTGTTTCTCCTGGCAGTAATTTTTTTATGCCACTGAACAATGTATTTCTCAAAGGATTCAATCCTGCTCTACTTTGGAAACTTGCGGCCAGGTGATCTAGTTTCCTTGAACCAGGCACTTTGTCCAACATGCCCTTCAATTCTGATCCGAACACAAGACCTTGATCTATTTGTGCATAGTATAGCGGTTTAATTCCTGCATGATCTCTGCTCAGGGTAATTCTGTCTTTGTCTATTTCATAATAAGCAAACCCGTGCATTGAATCTATTTCATCTATGAATTTAAGACCAAATCTGTCCAATCCCCATGCAAGTAATTCTGTATCACACCCTGTGGTGTCTGTGAAGTCTTTGTATTTTTGTTTCAACTCGTAGTAATTGAATATTTCACCATTGTAAACCAACCTGTTTCCGTTAGGTGTTTTCCACGGCTGTTTAGATTTCTCCGGGTCAGCCATTATACTCAAAAGATTATGTCCTAGCGTGACACTGTCGCATGACCATGTACTGCTTCCGTCAGGCCCTCTGTGGGAACAGATATGCATGTATTCATTAATGAAATTCTCGTCATGGGCGGTTATACCGTATATGCCACACATTACAGACCCAGTTTTGATTTGAACCTTTTGTAAACAGTGCTGTCTTTTATTTCTTTGATGCTCCAGAGTTTGTACCCAAGATCATGAACCCACTGAGTCCTGTCCGGGGTCTTTGGTGTCTCTATGTCGTTGAGATCTTTGTTGCAGACGTCCCAACACAGTGCTAGATCTGATGTGCAGAAAGTTGGTATTCCCCTTATGCAACTGTCCACACTGGCTGTGGAGTTATGTGTTACTACGGCGTGTGCGTTTGTGATTGCTTCCTGGAAATGGAACCTGTAGTATTTTTTCTCGTCACCTTTGAAATGTTTTTGAGTGTATTGAATTTCAACATCATCGGGCAGTTCATTCTCACGTTCTAGTGTGTTGGATACATTATTAGGATGAGGACGTACAATAAATTTTCTATCTGTTGCAGGCCTTAGTTTTTCATAGACTCCGTTGAACCAATCTATAGGATCTAGTTCATTCATGCTCCAGTTGTCCTTTGGTTGCATGACGAATATGATTGGATCATCCTGATTGGATTTCCTCCATGGCTCATATTTCACATTGAATTTTTTGACCAACATGTCCCAACGATCTCCTGGACTGTTATCAGACAGGAAGTCGCCGTCGTTCATGGGTGTGTATAATGATACCCTAAAATGATGATCGGGAGAAGTTGACACATTGCCAAAACTACTTAATAAGCCTCCGTCAAATGTTATCAAAGGAATTTTCTTTGCTCTACAGTTGTCGGCCAGTTCCCTACGTCTGCCTTTTGTGTGGTGCATCTGCTTGTCTCCGCCATATCCAAACATTGCGGCCATGGGTGCAGTTGGGGTCATTTCACCTTCTACCGTTGGACCAGATCTGTTTTCGTTTACAATTATGGCTTCATCGCCCGCGGACTCTATCCCTTTTTTAAGATGGTAAAGAAGTTCATAACTGTTCCCACGTTTACGATCCTTTACCGTCCTACGGAATATTTCAACTTTCATCAACGTCCTTCCTGATGAAGATCAGTTCCATCATTTTTTTATCTCTTTTCCTGTTTATGTAGATATTATACTGTGTTTGGTGCAAATTGTAAAGCTCTCTGACTTTATCAAATGCCTGCTCTATGGACGTGCCGACTGTTAATTCTATCTCGGTCACCCAAAATTTAACATCTAGGTTAGCAATTTCTTTACCAACTTCATACCACAGCCCTTCAACATCTGTTTTGAGTATGTCCACACTGTCCCACTCAAACTCCTTCATTATTGTGGTTATATTTTTGCACTCCACGTCAACAGTTGGTAAATTGTTACCTAGGTTGACCAAGGAGTAACTGGCCGGCACTGGTAACTTATTCCAATTATCTTTGTGCCCTTCTGGTGGGTAAAAAGTGAAAGTTCCGTTTTTTGGTCCATAGGCTACAGGATAGAATTTAAGACAGTTATCAATTATCCTTTGGCTTATTTTGGGACCTTTCCTAATACTTTCAAAATAATGTTTTCCACCACTACGTAGGATTCTTTTTATATAGAATTTCGTGGCAGGTGTTGGATCAAACATACGTACGTCAAGTCCTCGATTGTCTACGCATATCAGTTTCTCAAAATGGGCATCTGCCCCTATTCCAAAGCTCAACACTCTTTTAGAATTCATGACATGGTATTCAGGCACGTGATAATTGCGATAAAGTTTGAAATTATGGGTTTTAAAAAGTTCTTCTTCGAATTTTCTAATTTGTCCTATTACTTCTGCGTCCTCCGGGTTGATACTATCAGCCATTCAACATACTCCATGCTGTTCCGTCGGTCATTTCTTTCAGACTATAGTTGTTGTAGGCAAGGCTTGAAAACAGTGCAACTCTATCGCCGTACTGTGGGGTTTCAATCTTTGTGAAATCTGTTTCTGATATTGGGGCCGCCGCACTGTTATTGGGATCACAGAATACAGGTACACCATTTGCCAGGCTGGCCACCATGGTGTTGGAGTTGTAGGTCACTGTTGCGTGATACTCGTGCCAGTCGATGTTGCCCTTGTGTACTGTGGGCTTGTCCACTTTCACAGTGGCGCCAACATGATCAACGGCAATTGTTGGATTGTACGGTTTCTCTCTTATGTCTATTTGTCTGTCTGTGTTTTGTTTCAGTGTGTTGATTGTGTTGTCCAACCAATCTTTTGCATCAAAGAAGTTTGCTATTGCATTTGTTGGAGGCAACACTAGGATTTTTTTTCCTTTGTTCCATGGTTTGATGTCTTGTTTGAAATGCTTCTCATATCTATCTGTTGGCCTTTTTTGTAATATGTTTTGACAGTGTTTGTTCTTGGTTATACGTAACCAGTGTGGACTGTCATGTGCATTTGTGAAATATCCATGATCCATAAAATAGAAATCTCTGTACTCCTTCTCACACCATTTGTACACCTCACCGGAACCCGCTAGTATACCGTACATGGTCAAATTCTCTTCAGGTAATAATTTTAAATCTCTGAATTGATATACCTTACCCTTTCCAGACCCATTGACGAAAGCATCTACATAACGCTGTGTCCTCGGTTTGGTTGTGTGTATTCCTGCTATCATTTTTCGTTTACGGTGAACATGTGACTTCTACTTGCTCTACTGTATTCTGCTATTATGTTTACACTGCGTCTATGCACACTTGCATTTGTTCTCGGAGTGACACCGTGTATTGCTTTGGTTGAGTTGTTTAGGAACATCACGAACGTGTTTGCTTTGTACGGAACTGTTTTAACAACACCGCCCAGGTTGTGTTCAAAAATTTGTCTTCCTTTCTTCATGTCCACATCCTGAACATTATCAATAGAATCATAGATCTGGAATTCACCGCCTGTGCTTGTGTCTTCCTTGTGTGGCATGTACAATAGACCCGCATATATTTCTCTTGGGTTGTCTATGTGTGGCGACCTCGTTGTTGTCGTCACAGGCTTGTGCATGACAGTCTGACAGTCTGTCCAAATGTGTGCAGACTTCTCTACCCAGCCCCTGGGACCTAGAGATGGATTATCATACTTGATATATTCTGAGAACACAGTCTTCACTTCGTTGTAGAAGTCCATCGACGTGTGATATTCTGTAAATTCCTTCCATAATTTGGAAACTTTTTCTGGTTTCAGCATCTCATCTGCCTTAAGCCTATAACAGACTCCGTCGTCAAAAGGTTCTGTGTCAAGCAGTTGTTGTCTTGGCCATTCCTTCTCAAGTTGTTCGTATACGTTTGTTGGCAAAGCATTTTCTATCACTATATGAGGATAAGGCTCTTTGACTAGCAAAGGGTTGTTTTGTAGGACCGATAATGTCATTCTAGGTGCTCCATTATTTCGGGTATATTAATTTTAAAATTTATCATGTCACTGAATCTTTTTACTCCTTCTAGCTTGGCTCCTTTTTCTCTAGGAATAGGAACAACATCGGCCAAGTACAACCTATGTTCAAGATTCAAGTTATGTGACAGCAATGGATAAACTTTCTTGTGTATCATATTCTTGTCTTGTATTTCTATAACTTTAGTTCCGGGTTGACACCACAACAAGTTTGTTAGGCCTGCACCGTGTGCCGCCACGATGTGTGATGCTTCTGCAAACGTTTTCATTTGTTCTTTTATAGTCATGTTCTCCAATGCAACAGTCTCCCATCCTTTAAGTTTTAATAGGAGTTCATCTGAATTCAGAAGTTTTCTGGTCTTTGCACCGGGTCTTAGTACAACTATCTTCCTATGAGGCTTTACGCCTTTGAGGTCCTTCAAACCTTTGAAATGTCGTAGCCACGGAGCCAACGGCGGGACTATTACACCATCCCTCACATTACTCATGCTGGGTACTATAAGGTGTTTGAATTGCCATGTTTCTCCCTTGGGCATCACTATAATTTTTATATCTGGAAAAAGTTCCTGACATACCTTTTCGAAATAAGGACTGTAATTTGCCAGCACGAAACAATATCTGGAGAAGTTAGTTGACCATCTTTTCTCAATCAATCTTAACTTGGATATTAAATCTATCCAGATGTGCCACGGATTACCTTTACTAGAGTCATCAACTGGTAGCCAGACATAGGTGTCAGTCTCATTGAAAGATTCTGTAACTGGCGGAAGTTTTAAATCCACAGTGTCGTCCCATTCGGTCCAGAGGTTGTGACTTTTATTTGGCTTATGTCTGCTCTTGTGTGTCAGTTTCCATACATGGTCTGTGATAAGTTTGTTTTCACTAGTCAGCAACAACGGGCAAGTGTGAACTTTACAATCATAGAACTCTGCCACAAATGTTGGTAAACTGGTAAACTTTGGATCAATACTGTCATGATAAGGTACAGTATAGTTGTATTCTGGATCCACTGTTTCCCAACGGTCGAGGAAATACTTTATAGAGCTTATATTTTTGACTGACATTTTATTAATAATTATGTTATAATACACTACTATGATATTATTCTCAAATGGTTGCAGTTTCCTAACGCCCAGACCCAAGGATGGGGTAGATACTTTTACCAGCAAGATAATTGCTGAGAAGTACAACATGGAACTTTCAAACATAGCAATGGGAGGTAGGGGTAACGTCAGGATAAGTTTTTCGTCAAAGGTATGGTTCGAACAGAACAAAGACAAGGATGTATTTGCTGTGATAGGATGGTCGAGTGCAGTTAGAAATGACTACATAACAGACGATGGATGGAAAAAAGGACGTATACCAGGTACGGATCTCACTTGGCGTACGTGGAAGACATTAGATAATGTTAGTTTTATTCGCAGTAAAAAAGGGTGGGATATTGAAAATAATTTAGCAATGAATTTTTTGGAAAATGTGTTTGACCTACAAAATTATTTTGAACGTAAGCGAATACCTTATGTGATGTACAATTCTTTACCCAACGATTTTGGTAATGGCACAGCAGACTTTGAAGTTATTAGGAATGCAATAAACATGGATAGATTCTTCAGTCCAGCAGTTAGTCACTTTGAATTTGTTTCTGATAACAATTTAATCGTTAGTCCTAACGATCCACACCCTTCTGCAGAAGGGCACCAACAATGGGCAACACAACTTATGGAATTTATAGATGCTAACAATCTACGCACCATTTAACAATAAAAACAGCAAGGCCTGGGAAGTGTTCAACGGTGTTGAAAAATCGTGGCCAGATCAAATTACAAAACTTGACAATGCTGTCGAGACGGAGCCCGTGAGCAATGGCATGTTCTGGGGATTCGTCAACAACAACCTAGAAATGGTCAAGAAGTTGGAAGCACGTAACCACAACTACTGGTTTACTGACACCCCGTACTTTGGCAGATTCGACAACAACAATTTGAAACCTGATAATCATTATTGGCGTGTTTGCAATAATGCAATACATGTTCCATACTTGAAAAACTGTAAGTCAGATAGATTTGAAAAGTTTGGCATTAAGATCAAAGCACCTGCATTTGCGGGCAAGTACGTATTGGTTTGCCCAAGTTCAGATGGTGTCAATGATTACTTGGATCAACCAAACTGGACTAATGAAATAATAGAGCAGATTAAAAGATACACAGACAGACCTATCAGACTTCGACACAAGCCCAGGGGCAGGGGTACGTCAGGACCTAGTGAGGCAAAGGTGCCGCTATCAGAGGATCTCAAAGATGCATGGTGTGTGGTGACCAGTTGTTCTATATCGGCCGTGGAGGCCATGTGTGAGGGTGTGCCTGTGTTCTGTCATGCCAAGGGTTTTGCAACGGATGTGGCCAACACCGAACTTGCTGACATCGAGAATCCCTACTACGGCGGACCTGAACCGTGGCTGTACAGTCTTGCATACCAACAGTTCACACCCGAAGAACTTGGTAACGGTCGGGCAGTGGAAATACTAATGGATAAAGGACTGTTATGAAAAAATTAATACACTTTGGTTGTTCTTTCGCTGTTGGAAACGCGGTGCCGTCATACGTGCCAGGCCTGTCATCCGGGGCCTATATCCATCGTTCAGCTGATAGAAGGGCACTACAAAAAAAATACAAGATAGAGATTAAACCACCTACCAATTGTGGAAAGATACTGGCAGAGAGGCTACAGAGAAATTATGTGATGGTTGCAGAAAATGGTGCCAGCAACGAACGATTTTATAGGATGATATTACAAACCGATTTCAAGAAGTCATTTGCTTTGATAGGATTGACGAGTCATAACAGGCGTGAAGGACTCACAACATACAGAGAAAGTACATTTGGTAAGACGAACAGCCATTGGCACACATGGAAAATGGTGGGTCCTGGGGACGAGGCAGGGTACAAGGATGTTAAATTTGATCCATGGATGAACAAGGGTCAACGAGAGTATTACCCTGCGATAGAGCACGAGGGACAGATCAGGACTGCAATGCAAATAATATACATGCAAAATTATTTCAATGCGAATGGCATTCCTTATCTGATGTACAACGCCCTATATAATGGATTTGATGATCCATTGACAGACGAGTGTAAAAAATTATTATCTAAAATAGATCAAACGAAATATTACAAATTGCAGGGTAGTTTCAATGAAACACAACATGGATGGTGCCTAAATAAAAAAATGATAGTGTCAGAGCAAGACGAACATCCAAACATAGAAGGACAGACGGCATGGGCCGAACAGCTGATGCCAATGGTGAAAAAAATATTATGAACATAGAAAAAGTTAATGGATTCTGGGTGCCCAGCAATGACATCCACCTAGAGGACTGGAAAGCAGGCAAGCCTTTCACGCAAAACAAATGCCTCCGACACTTTCAGGATCATTGCAAGAAACATAATAAAAAATTTAATCACATTTTGGACATTGGTGCATGGGTCGGAACATGGAGTATGGCTATGAATGAGTACTGTGGACGAGTAGTAGCCTTTGAACCGGAAAGTGTACATTATGAATGCCTTGTAAAAAATGTAGGCGAGGACATAGAGACGCACCAGCTCGCCGTTGGTGCTGAAGAAAAAATGATATCTCTGTCGCAAGATGACTTCACACAAAGTAAAAGAGTGCTAGGTGAAGGCACTATTCCCATGGTCACAATCGACAGCCTACAACTAGACGATGTAGACATGATCAAGATTGATGTTGAAGGTTATGAAATGGAAGTGCTTAAAGGTGCGGCGAAAACTTTAGAGAACGTGCAGTATCTAATGATAGAATTAAACAACAACACTAAAAAATATGGTAGCAGTAATATTGACGTAGAGAAACACATTAGCTCACTAGGCTTCAAAGTACTGATAGATAGTTGGCCTGACAAAGTTTTCTACCGCCCATAACTTAAATTAAATACTCAAAATGAAGATTTTTATAACAGGTGTAGCAGGATTTTTAGGATCACACCTAGCAGATTTGATGCTATCAGAAGGTCATACCGTTGCTGGCAATGACAACATGATTGGTGGCTACACAGATAATGTTCCACAGAATGTGGAGTTCCATCAAGTGGACTGTTGCGATCTAGAGAACATGACCAGGGCCATGGAAGGTTGCGACATAGTGTATCACACTGCCGCCACTGCCTATGAGGGCTTGTCTGTGTTTTCTCCAGTACTTGTCACTAGAAATATATTTGAAGCGTCAGTGACAACAATTACAGCCGCGATAAGGAACAAGGTAAAACGTATTGTGTACTGTTCAAGCATGGCAAGATACGGGCATCATGATGATATGCCATACAGAGAAGATTACGAGTGTCGTCCACAAGATCCATACGGTATCGCTAAGAAGGCAGGAGAAGATGTGTTAAGAAATTTATGTGAGACACACGGTGTAGAGTATGTTATCGCTGTCCCTCACAACATAGTTGGCCCGAGACAGAAGTATGATGATCCATTCAGAAATGTTATGTCTATTATGTTGAACAGAATGTTGCAGGGCAAACAACCAATAATATACGGAGATGGGAAGCAACAGAGATGTTTTAGTTACATCGACGATTGTTTATATTGTCTGAACGCACTTGCATTCCAAGACAACGTAATTGGTGAGGTGATCAACATTGGTCCAGACGAAGAACCCATAACGATCAATCAGTTAGCAGAAGCATGTGCTAACGAAACAGGACTCAATTTAGATCCTATACACCACAAGGATAGACCCAAGGAGGTCAAACTAGCAGTGTGTTCGTCAGACAAAGCAAGGGATTTATTAGGTTACAATACAGCAACAAACATGCGACAGTCAGTTAAGAAGACAGCAGAGTACATAAGAACACGAGGCACAAAAAAGTTTCAATACCATTTGCCTCTAGAGATTATTAACGACAAGACCCCAGATACTTGGAAGAATAAATTGATATGATTTCATTCTGTTGTCCGTCACGAGGTAGGCCAGAACTAGCAAAAAGATTAGTAGATACTGCAACTGAAACACAAAAACACAACACAGAATTTCTATTTTATCTCAATGATGATGATGAAAAACTCGAACAGTATAAAGATTTACTAGACGAAAAACATTATACGGTTGGTCCAAACCAATCTACATGTTACAGTTGGAACCTGCAGGCCAACAAAGCAAACAATGACATTGTCATGCTTATGGGCGATGATGTACAAGTCAAAACAAAACATTGGGATCAATTGATAGTGGATGAGATCAACAAGTATGATGATAAGATACTAATGGTTGTGCCCAGCGACGGCAGAGCAAAAGGCACTAAAAATTTAGGCAATGCCATTGGACTCTGGCCTGACAAACCACTGCCAGCGGCACATTTTGCAGTACACAAAAACTGGATTAATACATTAGGATATCTTGCCCCGGTATTTTTTTGGCATTGGCATGTGGATTCTTATACGCAAAAAGTGGCACGTAAACTTAACAGGTGTCTCTATCTCCCTAGTGTGGAATTTAAGGCAAAAAAGATCCTAGACGATAATGCTGGAAAGCAAATCAGGCAAAATTTAAATATTTCTGAAAGAGATAACTTTGTCTGGACAAAGGTAAGAGATAGGCATTTACAATCAGATGTAAAGGCTTTACGTAGTTTTATTGAATCGTCCTAGTAGTTTGTTGTAGATTTCATTACTTAGACCCAATTGCACTAAAGGACTTCTGATATATTTCCTTTTGGTGTGTACAAATTTAATATCTTTTGATCTTGTTATCAAGAAAGTATTGGCTGTGTATCTGATCTGTTTGCCTTTTAAATGAACATGGGCCACGGTACCGTCACTTCTTTCTTTGAAGAACCATAGGCATATTATATCTTTACTGAAATCTATATCTGAAAAATTTTCTTTAAGTTCTGCTTTCGTGTTATACTTTTCGCAAAACTTTTTCCAGTGTTGATGATCTAAATTGTTTTGATTCTCGTACAGACTATCATACTTTAAACTATCTATTAGGTTGTCAGCACAAATATGCTCCACAGGTTGATCATGGTAATGATTTTTTTTAAGTTTATCCCAATTCATTATGCACTGAATAGGTTGATAAGTTCTTTCTTCCAATCATCTGCATACTCACAGTCTCGGTAACCGTCAAACCATGGTCCACCTTCTGTGTAGTGCAGTATCTTGGGTGTGCCGTCTTGGGATTCCTTGTACCAACCTACAAGCCAATTGTACTCTAGTGGTAAGGATCCTATTTCGTTATCTTCCAGCCAACTAAATCTGTGTAGGAACTTAGGCGACTCTTCGTTTAATAAGTCTGGGGTTAGTATTTTGTTCTTAGGGTGTTCACAGTTCCATAAAACCATGCTAGACCAATTTTTTCTTGGATATGTTGCCTGCACCTGTCCGTCCATCTTGGTTGTTTCTTTAGGCTTGTAATCGTGTTGTACAACAACAACTGCTTTAGACGGATCGCAGTATTTTACAAGTTCGTGACTCGGTATCTTCCATAAAAAGTCGCAATCACAGAACACCGCCCATCCCTTAAAATCGTTCATGTAAGGTACGAAGAATCTAGTGAATGTGAATTCTGTTGATGCAAGTTTATCTACCGGTCTGGTGTACAGTCCTTGGTCTCTCATCTGTTTCTGTTTCAATGGTATTACCTCAGCAGAAGGGTCTCTTCTCTTAATACTGTGTTCACAGACTTGGTATGCAATGTCTTCTCTGCTGTCGTGGCCTACGTAGATTTTCATTTTCTTCCTGATACTATTTGGTGTATTTGCTTCCAATTACTTACACGTGGAACTTCAGGATGATCGAAGTCTCGGTTGTATGGATGGTCAATTAATATAGGCTTTAAACCGTATTTGAGCCCCAGTACAGCGTTCTTAGGCTTGTCCTCGATCCAATATAGTCCAGTGTCGTGAAAGTCTGCCAATGCCGAATCTTTGTCTGCTCCCGTGCCTAGGATATGGTAATTTGTGAAGATATGATGACCAAACAGTTCGCTTAATCTTTTCTTACGTAGCCCTTGTCCTGGTATGTCTGATGTTTGTGATGTTATGGGTATGAATGTCCATCCTTCTGCCGCAAGTAGTTTGACCCACGTCTGTGATTCTAACATTGGTCTTTGTGTGCCCATCCAGGCACTCCTGTTGAACTCTCTGATCTCTTGTCTAATTACATCTTTACTCACACCATATCTATTGGCCATTTCGTAGTCATCGTACATGTCTGGTAACTGTTTGTATGGATAGTATCTTACGCCTTTATCATCAAAGTAAGATCGCAATGACATCCATTTCATAAAATGGTGTTCCCATTCCAGCAACACACCGTCTACATCTGTGAGTATTACTCTGTTAGTGGATATCGGCATCTTCCATTCCTGCTACTCTCAGTTTAACAATGTTTGTTATCTGCCATTGTTTTTGATCTAAACCTTTGGTGATGCCTAACCATTGATTCCTTATCAATGCAAAGTCATTAATTATTTTGTCCATGTCAACGACATCGTCTTCGCCGTCCACATACTTCTCTGCATCTCTGCTTGATAATGCTCTATTGTAATTTTCTAAATATTTTCTGAAAGTTTTTGATCTTAATCTTCTCAACTCTATGTTTAGATACTCTAGTATTGCTTCTAGTTGTTGTAGTTGACTGAATCTTTCTTCTACTATACCGGGTAGAGACGCACTGGCTCTTTCGAGGTTACCAAATATTTTACACTGTTTTCTGGCTTCTAGGAATTCTTTATCAAAGTATGCTACGCAGTCTGGTATCTTATCTAGGTTTCTACTTACTTCGTTGTACCAGTTTATCATTCATCAGCATCGCCGTAGCCCACGTCTTCGGATTCTTCATCCTCGAACACGGTATTAACGGCTTCCTCTAGTTTTGGATCAAGCTCTGCGGATCCTTTGAGTACGTCATGTTCTACACCAATGTCCTCTAGACTCTTGAGTAAGTCAATGGCCATGTCCAATCTCTGTCGTTCAGGAACATAATGTATAATGGAGTTCCATAATCTTTCAATATCAGCGTGATCAAAGTCTATCATTTATTTCTCTTCTTTAATTGTTTCTGTTTTTTTAGCTTTTGCTTTAGGCTTTACTTCAGCTTCAACAGGTACCTCTACAACTTCCTTATCAGCAAAGTTTGTATCCTCTTTGAAGTCTGCCATTAGCATATCTAATTTATCACCGATCCACTGTTTCCTAAAGTCAATATGTTCTTTACCTGCTTTATCAATGTATTTCAATCTGTTTCCGGTCTGTACTAGTACGCCTTTCTTTTCAAATAGGTCCACTAGTCCACTATATGGATTCATTCCTGTTTCGTATGGAATCTTAACCTGTACTGATTCAAAAGGTTTAGAGTATCTTGTTTTCATGACTTTACAAGCGGCTCTTATACCTCTTACATCCGTAACCTTATTACCGTCTAGATCTTCTTTTAATTTCAGTTTCTTCATTGCGATAACAATTGAACTTGCATAGATAAAGCCTTGTCCACCTGATATCTTGTCATCTGGATCAAACATATCTTGTGATGCATAAGTGTGATTGGTTGCTATAAGCCCCACGTTCCACGAACCAAACATGTTAACACAGTTTCTTACAAGTGCTGTTAATGCCTTGGGTTTTCTACCTAGGTCACCTTTCATGTCACCTGCTTCGAACTGATTAACGTCAGTTGGTGTAAGCATCATACCCAAACTGTCTATAACGAATAGTACTTTAGGTGCACCTTCTTTGTCCTCTGAGTGTGCTTCTTTGTAACCTTTCATGAACTCTGAAATAGTTTTAGCTACATCATCGATCATGGATATGCTTAATTTTAAAAGTTTATCTTCAGATGTGTCCACTTTCAGTGCTTGTAACCATTTTTCATCTAGTGCATTCTCTGTGTCGATCAGTATAACAAAGATGCCTTGATCCTGTGCATTCTTGATAATGTTTCCTGATGCTATGTAACTCTTACCTGCTCCAGATTCACCTGCAAGTACTGTTACTTTTCCTAATGGAATTCCTTTGTTGAAATCACCAGTCATCAAATAGTTCAATGCATAATTTCCTGTGCTGATCCAATCTGTGGGATCGCTAAATCCAATACCTAAACCTTGTATTGATTTTGTAATACTCTTTCTAAACTTTGTTGCGTCAAATACTTTTGTCATAATTTTGTCCTTTGTATATCCTATATTAGCATACCTAGGCCCTAACGTCAATATCAGGGCCTTGGTAAAATGTCAGATTATTTTGCTTGTCTTGATCTAATAAGTTTCAAGATGTCTTCTGCTCTCTTGGCACTATCACCCGCTGGAGCCGCCGTTGCTGGAGCCGCCTCAGGTTGTGATGCTGGTGCAGTTGCAGTCACTGGTGCACTTACTGGTGCCGCTTCAGTTACTGGTGTTGCCGCCGGAGCCGATGCAGTCGGTACATGTACCTGTGGTTTACCTTGGTAAGCCATCCCTGCAGGTCTGAAGTACTGTCCATACTGCTCAAGATCATAAGCCTCACCTTCTACAGATTTCGCAAATAGTTCTGCGATTACTTTAACTTCTGCTTCTGTTGGCTCTTTTGGTCTGAAGTCACCTAGGTTGTGTAAACCATGTGTTTCGATTGCGGCTCTCTCTGCCTCATCTAATGCACGTTCTCTTCTTGACCATTTTGATGTTGAGTAATCAGCATAACCACCTTTAGTAGTTTTATTGATTCTAAAGTCAACACCTTTTACATAATCAGTAGGCATTTCTTCCATCTCTGGATCCATCAATGCTCCTCTAATGATGTTAAAGATTTGAGGTCCAATAATAAATCTTCTAACTGGATTCTCAGGTGTTGAATCTTCTGCTAATGGATTCGTTGTAACAAAACCTTGGAAAATGTAACTTTTCTTTTTCCAATATTTTCTGCCCATATCTTCCATGCTCTTGTCTTTGAACCATGGTCTAACTTCTGTTAGTACTGGACAAGTCTTGCCGTACATCTCCATACACGGTACTTGTACCTGCACTGGTCTAGAATCAGTCTGACCTTTAATACCTGCGAAAGGTAATTTGATCATGTTTCTTTCAGTCCAGAAAAATGTATTGTTTGTATCCTTATCGGGTAAGAATCTAACTACTGCTTCTGATCCTTCTGCTATATTCCAATGTGGATAGATGGCGTTGTCTCCGCCTGTGTTGGAAGTGGAGCGATTCACTTCTTGAGATTTTAACTTCGCTCTTATTTCAGCTAATGATGCCATAATGTAAGCCTCCTTGTGTGCCTATGTTTGTTTTAGTTTGCCTAAGTGTATATTAGACATATAGTACTTAATATACAACTATATTTATCAGTTGTCTACTACTATTATTGGTAATGTGGTTCTAATGATATATTAGTCATTTTTAACCATTATGTAATCATGTCCAACTACATCCACTATTTCATAACCTAATTCTTTTAAATAATTTAAAGCCTCATCTTTTACACCTTTTTTCCAGATTTCAGCTGAACCATTTTCTTCAACAGTAATTGTTGGATAATACTTTTTAATTGTGTTTTCAGCACCCTTTAGTACTTTTAATTCATGTCCTTCAACATCAACTTTAATGTAATCTACATCTTCAAAATTGAAACTATCTAGAGTTTTTTGTTCGATAATTTTTCCTTTAATACCTTCTCTGTGTTTTGTTATGACACCATTAAATGCCTTTACAAGTTTTCTGACGTCTCCTAATGCACAATTAAAATATTTTAAATTTTTAGGTTTGGTTTGAGGTTTGTTCCATTTCCCCGGTCTATAATCAAATGATCTTACTTTTTGAAAATCCTTTGACATGGGAATACTAAAATGACCATCTCTACAACCAACATCAATGGAAGTTCTAAAATTTTTAATATAGGGTTTAGCTTTATTGTAAACCGCAAGGGCAAGTTTAAGATTTTCATACATGTATGATATTTAAACTTACAAAGGTATTGTAGGAACTTATGATATGTTAGCCAGCGTTTTTATTCTGTCTAGTTCTGTGTTGATCTCTTCTGCTTCTTCTTGGGCATCTGCAGATGGTTGTGCTTCTGCTTCCTCGTCTTCTTCTGAGAAAAATTCTTCAAGTTGTAGTCCTGCCATCTCAATGGCATCTTTTAGGGCGTATTCTTGGTCGCCTACTTTGAACTTGTCGCCTGCCTTCATGCCTGCCGCTTTTGCTTTTCTTACTGCGTTTGCAAATTCATTTCCTTCTGCCGCAACTGGCTCTTTTGTCATTAATTCTTTTTGACGACTCTTAATTGCTTCGATGCTTTCCGGGTCTTTAAGTTTTGGATTTTTCTCTAGGTCGGCTAGTGCATCTAATTTTTCTTGTCTGTCTTTTTCGTCTCTGGGTGCCGTCGCATATTCATTCACTGTTTCATCAACCCATGACTCAAATGCTTCGGTTTCTTTTGCTTTACCTTTGATGTCTTTCTTAGGACTGAAATCTGCTGGATCCATTCTCACTTGATCTGTGTAACCTGGTTCAGACTGCATTTTCTTGTAGTCGTCAATGTATCTTTTAGCCAACTGCACTGCGATCTTTTTATTTTTGATGTAGTCTGGTGTAGCTTTGAATGTTGCTGAATTCTCTTGTTCCATCTCATCTGCAACTCTTGAAGCAAAGTTTGCCACCCTATCTTCCTCACCTGATTTAGTCAGAAGCCTACTTGCTATGTCTGATAGTATAGAACTTAACATTGTGTTCTTGTTTGTGAATTTTGTAACTCTTAACATCTTGTCCGCTGTGTCGTCTTTTCTTAACACTAATTTTTGAGCTGGATCATTCAAGAAACTCTGTACAACTGCACCGTGATCAACTGGTGCTTGTATAGGTGCGTCAATTGGCTCATCACCTGGATCTAATTCATTAACTTGTGCCTCTTCATTGGGTGCTTCTAGTTCACTCATTATTTTGTTTATTATCGGTAGTGCATCTTCAACTCTGCTGTCTAGGTTAGTCATTGTGAACTTCTCTCTCATTTTGTTTACAGTTTCATCGTCTAATATTTGTTCTTCTGCTGTTTTGAAATCTTTACTTGCGTTTTCGTAGTGTTTTTGGTTTGAAAGGTTCTTCATGTAACCTCTTAGGTTTTCTAGTTTCAATTTGGTCTGTTCGATGATGTCGCCAGCACTATCATTTAACTGATCTTTGTTGGTAACGTATCTTGAGAATGAATTTAATTTGGCTATGTCCTCTGATGTTGAAACAATGTGCTGTCCAAATTCATCATGCGGTCTTCCACCATTTGAAACGTGTCTCACCATGGCTCTCGCTCCTGCTAGGTGTGTCATTGGATATTTGAATCTCTCACCATCTTCGTTCTCGATGTATAGTGATTGTATCTGTCTTGATCTTGCACCTGGCACAGTCTCGTCAACTTTGCCTTTGTGTCTGATTATTAATTTTGTTTTTTCTAGGTTCTCGTATGAACGTTTTGCTGTTCCTGTTAGGCCTTCAGTAACGCCTGCTAATTTTGTGATTCTTGCTAGTTCTTCTGACATTTCATCAGTATTTACCGTTTTGTTCGTATCTGCAAGATTTTCATAATCCTGCTTCGTTAGGTTATTTTTAGTGATATCTCTTACATCAAATCTTAGTTGATGCTCCACTGAGAAGTCTTTCAACTCCTTAAGGAAAGCGTACCATTCGTCCCTGCTATCTTCGTCGATCTTGCTTACTAGATCTCTGTTGTAGTACACCTTCATGTTCTCACCATCCGCTAAACTAATGCTTACAGAACCAAATGTGTCTGCGTCCTCTTGGAATTCAAATTCAAAAAATACTGCACTATTTGGATCGGCTGTAGCGGCACCATTTTGATCTCCTAATCTGATGTTTGAGAACTTTGATCTTATCTTGTTGAATAAATCTTGCGAATTTTTAGGGTTCATATAGTGTATTTATTATCCTGTGAACGATCCAAATATAGGCATTGGTGCTAATTCCGATGTTCTATCCGTCCATTTTTCAAATATTTTAGGGTCAAAATCTGCCAATGTTTTTATCATACGTGTCATTAACAAACAAGCACTGACTAGATCGTCATGCTGACCTGGTTTTGCATTGTAGCTCATCCCTGATGCAACAAAGTCTTTCAGTTCCGATATTAACAGTTGGGAGTTGAGCTTCATTTTGTCATTCTCCACGAGCTCTTTAAATTTAGTACATGCATCTATTTTGTGTTTAGCAGTGGTGTTGAACCCTCTTCTGAACTTACGTCTGTGTCCTTTTCTGATTGGTTCTGACAGGAACATGCCTGGTATGTTTTCCTCACCTATGTCCATTACCCTTAACAGTGCCGCTTCTCCTATTGAGTTGTTTTCCATTGAGTAGAATATTTGTGGACTTGCTGTTTGATCTTTTTCCATTATTGCATCGTGAATATGTTTATTAATTTGTTGTAAAATTCTAACCTGATGATTCATTGGTGTTGTGTTGTGATGCCATTCTGCTACTTGTTCAAAACTAGGAAGTTCAAAAACTTGTATTGCGGCGTAGTCACCACCTGTTCCCATAGCAGGATCTAAACTTGTTAGATATGTGTTTCCGGGTGTGGGCCTTTTGAACCAACGTACCTGTCCTGTTGTTTCTACAGGAGTAACACCTTCCATGTCTATTAGGTGTGTACTGCTGATCAGTGTTTCATCATAGATTAAGAATTCACATTCATGTTCCCTTCTGAATCTTTCACTACCGATCCTGGCTTTCTCAGCATCTGCCCATACTTGATCCCTGTCCGGGTGTTCTGACCAGTGTGCCTTCATGGCATAGAATCCGTTAGTTCCTACTTCCTTGTCATTGCCGTACTCGTCAAATCTCTTGTTAGCTTCTTTCCAGATCAATGCAAACTGATCTTCATCCGAGTTGGGAGTCGAAGTAATCATACACTTACCACCTGTACTCAATGTAGGGGATAGTGATGTCCAAAACTCTTTGGCTTTCTCTGGTGGTTGCACGAATGCAAACTCATCACAATATACTAGCGTAAGTGACATACCCCGTCCTGTGTTCTCAGTTGTTGTGGTTGCTGATATCTTTGAACCGTTGTCAAATTCTATACTGTTCCTGTTGTACTGTGTTACACCTGCTTTGATCCATGCTGGCAACATCTCATAAGCATAACGCACCCTTGACATAATGTCTGATGCACCTGCGTATTTGTGTGCCGCAATTAGTATCTGTGAATCTGGTCTGAACATGGCATACCAAATAAGGAATCCTGAGGCACATGTGGTCTTGCCGGTCTGTCTAGGTAGCATGGCTATTGAGAATCTGTGATCGTTATAACTTGCAATTAATCTCTCTTGGTAAGGAAATGGTACAAATGGTATAGAACCTTTGACAGGATGTTGTATCTTCATGAAAGTCTTCATAAAGAATAAAGGACCATCTTTTTGATCCATGCACTGCTCGAGCTGTTCTACCTGAGTTTTAGTGTATTTGTGTTTCTTGTGCGCCTTTTTAATTTGGTCGCTGTCTAGTGATACATACGCCATGATGTAGTATTTAACGCTGTTTAGGTACTTGGAAAAGTATTACTTTGCTTCTTTATCTTTGATAGCTTTCTTCATTGGCTCGGTTTTGTTGCCATCTTTGTCCATGTCTAAGAAGTCAGGTTTCGGTGCTTCGTCCATCTTTGCTTTTTTATGGTATGCTTCTTTGAAACCTTCATACTGTGATCTAAGACTGTTTGCCAAATCTTCTTCAGTTACAGTGTCTTCCACTGCCATGGCATTGTCACCATCTTGTGCTTTTGCGTATTGATTCTTTTTCCTGTTTAAACCACCTGACATGGTGTTAACCAATGTGTCTGTGTCTTGTACTTTTTCTTCTGGTTCGTTAGCGAATGTTTCTTCTGCTTGTTCTTCTTGTGGAGCAGTCATCATGTCTCTCATTCTGCCCATTTCCTGAGAACCCATAGAATCGTCACCGTCATGTCCACAACTGTGTCCTGGCATACCGTGTGCTGGGTTTTCGTCAGCTTCTGGTTCTTGTCCTGCTTCTGGTTCTTGGCTCATCATAGCTTGGTCGACTTGTTGAAGTCCTGCTAGTTTTAAAATTTGCATCATCATAGATGCTTCTTGTGGAGAGTCAGTTGAAATCTGTACTGCTTCTTTTACAGTTTCTTTTTTCTCTTCTTTGCCTGCTTTTTTATCTTGATATGCTTTTAAGCCTGCTGGTATTTTGCCTTCTGTGGCTTCTTCGGTACCGTTTATACTGTCCCAGAATCCTGCTAAACTCTCACCGTGCTTTTTGATGAATTCTTCTTTAGACATTTTTTCTGCTTCGTCATGCAAGTAATCTTTCATGCCACCTTCTGCAACTTCTTGTTTAGGATTAGTTCTCTGAACATTGTCAACAGCATCTGCAACTAACTCTGGTTTAGTCTCTGCAATTTCTCTTAATTTTTGTAATACGTCGATCATTTCCATAACTTATTTCCTTTATTGTTTAAAACCTTGTAGTGTTGCTGGATGTGGATTTCCTTTGACTGGTCCTGGTCCGGTGTTTATTGGTGATTTGCTTGTTTTGTCTCCCTCATTCGGCATCATGTTTGCTTTTTCCTTAGGGGCGTCTTTGTTTTCTTGTCTATCTTTTAATAATTCTCTCATCAAACTCATGTTGTACTTGTCACCTGTAACTTCTTCTGAGTTTACTTTAGGTGCGTCCTTGTACTCGATGTCGTGCAGTTTGTTTGCATATTCTGATTTCTTTGCAACCTGCATGTCGTCTTGATATTCTTCTGTAGGTTCGCCTGGCTTTCTAACAACCATGTGCGTTGATGGTATCCTTAATATGTCTGAAAGATATTCGTGCATTACTTTTTGCGATACTGGATAATTCGTTGTAACGTCAAAGATTGTCACTGACTCATTGCTTAACATAGGAAAATCAAGTGGTAGTGTCATGATTGGTGTAGTCTTACCTGCTGACATACTGGCAAGATCAAATTTTTGTAGTGCTGTTTCTAACGCATTCTTGTCGATGTCTTTAGATGCACCAGCGATCTTTATTTTGTAGTCATACGACTTTGCTGATTCTGTTAGGTAGTCTTTAAATGTGCTCATATGCAATATTTAGTCTTTTTTAAGTAGTTTCTTCATTAATTCATTGCGATCAGATATGACGAAACCGTCGCTTTCTTCTATCGGACCACCGTCCTTATTGCCGTCCTTGTCCAGCTTCAACTTCTTGAGTTGTAGCTCTACCATCTTTAGCTTCTTGTCTATTTTGGAGCTTTTAGCATCTATGGCGTTCTTGAGGAAGTTACTTGCGACCTCGAATATACGTCCTGAATAACGTGAGTCTACGTTCATGCCCAGGTCCATTAGATTCTTATAGCTCTCTTCTGCCTCTATGGCTAACTTGTCCATTTCTAGATCGGACATTTCTCCCAATCCTTTTACCTGTGGCAGTGATGCCGCGATCTTGTCAAACTCTGCATAGCTCTTTTGTAGATTTGCTTGTGTCTTTGGATCTAGGTTCTTGGTGCTAGGATTCCCTTGTCCAGCGTCCTTTAATTTCTTATCTTTTTCCTTTTTGTCTACCTCTTTGAATGCTTCTTTCACATTTGGTAAATTGAGGATGTCTTCTAGTTTCTTTGTCATTGTTGTGTTTACTTACGTTTGCCATTATGGAACAACTGTTCTTCTGATACAACTCTAAACTTGATCCTTCTTTGTTTAGCGTAGGCATTTGCGGCCTCCCACTTAGCCATGTTTATCACGACCTGTTTCTTCTTGGCAATACTCTTGCCCGCGGCCTCCATTGTGGTCTGACTCATGGGTTTTACTTCTACCATCTCAGCGTGTTTCTTCCCTTCCTTGTCTTGGTAAACTATAAAGAAGTCTGGGACATAAATCGTGTGCTTGCCTGTGAAAGGATGTCTGTATGGTATCTTTATACTTTCACTAGCCCATTGGTAAACGTTAGGATGTTCGTCGCATAATCTCATAAAAGCATGTTCCCAACTTGACCTGTATGTTGGTGTCTTGGTGCCCACATATTTGTCACCATTCTTGGGAGAGAATTTTCCTCTTGCGAATCTAGGTAGCATTAGTCTATGATGTTTCTTGATACCGTCTCTTTAGCGGTCAGCGTTTTCCTTACACCCAGCCTACTTGACTTGTACCTGTTGGCGTTTAAAATTATAGTGATCAACTCAGACAAAAGTGCCGGTGTGGCGTAGGTCAATTGATCCAGAATCTGTTGTGGTTTGATGTTATCGATCTTGGCCTGTGATAGTATCGCATAGGCAGTGGATTCTGCGGCTGTCCTTGTGAAGTTACGTTTAACAAAAAATGCTACAGTGCTGTCGTACTCACCTACGTTGAATTGGTATTCAGTTTGATAATCAGATGTGGTAAGTTTCTCGATAGTTTTATCAAGCTCGTCTTTCTGTTTGGGCGGTAAGTTTGTGTAAAATTCAGCCATTATAATGATGCTTTCTCTGTTGCGATGGCCACGTCTTGTGTTTGCCTATCAATTTTTATATATCCTTCTGTGACTAATTTTCTTATGTCAGTAATTGCCTTACTTGTGTAAACATTTTTTACGTTGTCAGCAGATCCTGTGTATTCAACATCTGATTCGGCAACAGTCAACGCTCTACGAGAACCTATGTCTTTGTAGTATATGCCAGCCGCGATCTCGTCTCTGACATTGCTGTCATTGGACACAAGATTGAATGCCTCATCCGCCGTTAGATATGCGACAGTATCTTGTGTTGGATTTGTTATCACGGTGTTGTTGGATTGATTTTTGTTGTCTGCTGTGCCTCTTGCAGATGCCAGTATTACACCGGTCGCTATAGCGGCACCAACTGAAAACTGTGATACAGGATTGGTGATAGAGCCGGCCTGTTTACCAACTTCTAGCACTCCGTCTTTTGCTATGCCTTTCAATTCTTCCTTGACATCACCCTTTTTAATTTTTTTAGCATTATTGTAGGTGTTTGATGCACTTAATATTGCACCTAGTATATTCCCATTATTGACATTCCTAATAACAGATCCTATGCCATCGACCACGCCTCCTGGCCCAAAGATGCTATTGGTTCCCCCACCTAACACTGTCAACGGACTAGGAGAGTTGTCATAATTTATTGTGGCGAATCCCGGTACATTGTTTTTATTGACTATGCCTGACTTGTATATCACCGTCTCGTACAATATCTGCATGGTGTTCTGTAGCACCCCAGTGCCGTCGGCTTGGTCCAGGTTGTCATGAGAGAACGATCCTATCACTGGATTTACCAATGTCATTGACGTGAACCTCTGTTTGTGTAACACGAAAATTTCTATGCCTTTTAGATAAGGTTTTCGTCTTTGTTTTGGAGTGTCTAGCCCAAATTTTGTTGTCTTTCTAGCATCTCCGAACTCGTAGTAATCGTCTTTGGTGTTGGAGATTGTTAGATCACTATTCATGCCTATGGAATCTGCTATGTTGTACTCGTAGTATTTCTTCCAGAAAGCATTGACAGTGTCTGCGTGATCGTCATGAAATGTTATGTTAACTGGTTCATATGCGATCCTGGTTGCCGTGTACATCTTCTTGTTGTACTGCACTTTCTCTTCCATGCTCATGTCATACTTTGGTAGGTCGGCACTCTTGACCAACATGTTCAGTTCGTATCTCTCGCCGGAATTGAAACCGTTCTGGAACAATGTCTCGTCTGTGTTGAACACCACGTGAAACAGGAATTTCTGTTTTGGCATCAGTTTGTGATTGTTGTCTATGTACAATCTAGATGCGTGTTGGTAATCCTTCATTCCGGGTAGACCGTCCTGGAAACCTTGTAGGAAGTTGTTAATGCTTGGCATACTCTTATTTATAGTCACAAAAAAAGCGCCTATAAAGACGCTTTTTTGTACTTTATAATTGCTAACTTAAACTTGTTCTTACTGTCCACCACCAGTACTTAGAGTACCGATTGTTCTAGCTACTGCTGTTCCAATTCCTGTTCCTGTTGGAGTTTGGATTGCGTTGTCGTATCTTATTGACATTGTTATTGTAGCTGGATCTGAAGTTGCGTATGCTAGTGTGTTGTAGTTCACGTTTTCGATGTAAGCACCGTATAACTCAAATGTTTCTAAAACATTTGGTGTGCTCGCTCCGTTACCACCGTCTAACATTTCAATTCTACTTGTGAATTTGTAATCAATCCCTGATGCCGCACTTGACTGTTCAAAGAAGTCAAACTGTTTCTGGATCTGCTCACCAACTAGTTTAGTAACTGAGTTGTTCACGTCATCTCTTAACGTTATTGTAATTGGATCCCAAGTGTGTTTACCTGCAACATAAACTTTTGAGTTGTACACATCTAGTGTCACTGTGTCAAAAGTTAAGTTAGGTCTTGTGATATCAATAACTTGTTTTGTAAGTTCTGATCTTGGTGTTGATACTCCAAAATTTTCCAGGATTGCTCTAAAACGATATTGTAGTTTTGGCATCAACAGACCTTGTGATGCTGAACTTTGATCGTTGCTTAAAGGTACTGTAAATTTTGATAATGTTGATATTGCCATATATTCTCCTTTTTATCGAAAATTAGTTTCCTAATTTTGCAATTTCTCCTGTGTTTTTGATTCTCAACGGTATGTAAATAAATTCAACTGATTTGATTGGCTCAATTGCTATGTCTACATAAAGTTCATTTCTATCTATTCTAGTAGGCGTGTTGTTTGTGTCATCACAAACTACTAGGAAGTCAAACAACGCTCTCTGACCAACAAGTTCCAACATGAATGATTCGATCGCACCTTTGATCTCATTTCTTGTTAGCTCATCGTTTGGTTCAAATATGAAAGGCTTAGCAATGGCATCTAGTTGTGTTCTTAGATACACTGCTAATCTTGAAACGTTGATTCTGTCTAGTGCTGAACTTGATGCTGTTTTTGTCAAGTTACCAAAGTTAACAATTCCTGCTCCTGAAAAGAACGTGATCGGATTAACTTTTACTTCATGCATTGAATCTCTCACTGACTCCGTTACAGATATTGTTTCAAATTCTCCTGAACTTGCATCTATGTAACCAACTGACGTAGCGTTGTCAACAATACCTCTTCTAGTTCCTGCTGGTGCGAACCATGGGAAAGCTATATTATCATTGTTTGCTATTGTTCTCAACATCATGTGTGACGGTGGAACAACAATTGATTTACCTGTGTTGTCTGTTGTGAATCCAGATGGATAAAACACACCCAAGAAATCACTTGAACTTACTAAGCCATCTTCACCGTTGTCAAGTGCTACCGCTGAGTTGTTAGCCCAGTTTTGGATTGCAGTTGATGTACCCTCTAATCTCAATGGAGTGTCTCCAACTATAAATGATGTGTTATTTCTGTCTGTGTTCAAGTTGATCATGTTACCAATCAACTCTGGATAACCAGGTGTTGCAATAACATTGTAACCTCTCTGATCTTCTCTTATCGCTTGGTTAGTGTCAATCTCTGATTTCAGTTGCTCAACGATAACTTTTCTCTGTGCTTTTCTTCCGAAAGTTCCAGAACCGTCTGCGTTGTTGCTTGATTTAGTGACCCATCTGTCTGGGAAGTAACCACCAACAGCTTCGTTTGATGCTCTGATGTTACCTAGTCCTGCTGATCCGCTTCCTGGATACTGTGTAGTTGTAATGTAGTTGTTCTTGTATTCTTTAACATTGTAACCACTTCTTCTTGTATTCCAAAGCAAGATGCCTTGTGGGAATAAAGATGGATCTGGAGCATCCGGGTCTAAGAAACCATCGCTCAACAAGTTTTTGATAGAACTGAATGCACCAGCACCATTAGTGTCTAGTGTGTCAGCTCTGTCTGCCGTAGTATGCAATCTAGCATCTGCGAAAACAATACCATCTTCTGTGGTTTGGTCTGTTTTGTCAACAAGTTCCCACGCCGCACCAGTTGTTGTTACTGCAACTTGGTTGGCAGTGTTAGTCGAACTCAACGTTGCCGCTGTGTTGTACTTGTAAAGTTTTGGGTAGTTCTCAAGATCACTTGTGTCAATCCACAAGTCGTTAGTAACAAGTGCAGTACCATCTGACTGTGTAGCCGGTGCCGTTGCACTGAACTGTGGACCATTTGGATCTGTTGTTGCGTATGCTGTTGCATATCCAACGAAAGTAGTTCCGTTGTGTGCCATTATGTCTGCTTCATCTATAGAAGTGTCATACCATAGTGTGCCATCTGCTGGTTCACTTGTGGGCTCACTCATTGAAGCAGTGTAGCTTAATCTTTTGAAGTTTGAAGCCACAACAGCGTTGTTGGCTGATGAGTCTAATGATTCCCCAGTTGGAGCATCGTATAAATTATCAATCAATGTTGTGCTGTTTGCTGTGAATGATCCATAGCTGTGTGCAGTTGTATTACTGATACCTGCGTCTGCTAATGGAGTACCTGATGTGTCCACCATTCTGAACTCGCCGCCCAGTTTATGTTTGATCTGTATTGCACCTGTGAAATCACCTGAAGTGATAACTGATGCTTCTAGGTTTGTGAAGTTTGCTGTTGAGAATGCAGTCACAAAGTCATCGGCATCACCTAGTGTAGAACCATCTCCAGAGATCATTGTAACTGTTTTCGCAGTGTCCAATGCTTCCTGGTTCTTCAATGATTCCTGTACAGAGAATGTCTCGCCTGCAGTGAAGCTTGGGAAAGTAGTCTTAGATTGGATAATCGTCTCTCCACCTTCGTATCTGAACAGTTGGAAGTCACCAACGTTATTCGTTGTGTCTGCTCCACCTAAATCATTTGCTGTCATGCTCTCTTCAGTTGTGTTGAACTGTGTATAAAGCGTTCCTACAGTTAATCCTGTTCCACCGTTCGCCGCATCTAAGTTGAAAATAGCTGAATGGTTAGTTGCAAACAATGACGATGCCACTGTTGAGAAACTTGCACTCGCTGAGCTGTAAAGTTTTGCTATTATGTTTGCACCTGAATTTGCAGATGTTGTCTTGAACCAAACTGAACCGTTGGGTCTGTTTTCGTCTGCTGTTTTCCAAGTCGGTCTGTCCGTGTGTTTTGCTTGTAGAAACTGAGGTCCTTGGTATACACCAGTCGTGATTCCTAAACTTGCTAATAGGCCAGTGCTTTCGTTGAATCTGATAGATCCTGCTCCGCCTGTTGAGTCACCTGCAAATTGACCATTGTGGAATATCTCCAAGTTACCTGTAACACTGTTTACACTTGCAGTCACGTTAGTAACATTTGAACCAATCGCTGACGCAACGTTAGTTAGTGATGTTCCTGATACTGTGATTTCTACATCGTTCATTACCATTTTGTGTCCACTAGTTACTGTTGTTCCAGAAGCAACTGTTATGATCGGCAACGCCGCATGCCAGGCACTTGAACCCACGTGGTTCCATTCATTACTTGCGTTCTTTTTGTATATCTTGTTAGTAACATGAGTTGTGTTAATTGCGTAGCTTCCAACATTTCCAATGTTTTGTTTTGGAGCACCTGTTGATGTGTTTCCTACCAGGTCAGAAACTGAAGTGATTAAGATTGGAGTTATTGCTGTGAAAACTTGATTAGTTTGTGACCACTCAAATAAACCATAACTGCTTGATGCAAGGTCAAACCAGTATGTTCCATCTGCAGGTCTTGCCGTTGGTGCCGAGGCACTTCCAACTAATTCTGCTGTGTCAACATTCGCTCTTAAGACAAAAGCTCTATTGGCTACACCCAAAAATGAGTATGCCGCTTGTAGTCCCCATTCGTTCAATTCATAACCGTGTAATGAATTTCCTGAAGCGTCTGTGTAAAATTTCGGATCTCCGAAAGTCTCTGTTAATTCTCTTTGAGACGAGATCAAGTAAGCTGTGTTGGCTCCTGCAGTTGTTGTTCCTGTCGCTGTGCCGTCGCCTGCTCCGTTGTTCTTGTCCTGTGATGATGCTACTATGAATAGTGGTGTTGTACCCGCATCTGATGGTACGTAGAAACTCTCGTTTATTACTGATACTTCTACTCCTGGTGATGTTAATGCCATTTTTCGTATTCTCCTTGCAAGTTACGTATATACTAGAGTTATTTATTCAATCGTATGGTTTTTACGACATAATTTGCCGTTTTCGAGGTACCTATATAGGGAACGTAAATACACACATGCAATACGAAGATAGACCGTTGTGTAAGGAGTGTAAGTCCAAGCCCAGGGCCTATGCATATAAACGTTATGGTAGGGTATATTGGCGTAGCCACTGTGATACCTGCATTCGTAAAAAGTCAGGAAAGAAAGTTGGCGGAGTTACAGTGTTGCAAAGATCAGGATACAAGAAACACAAGAAATGTGAACTGTGTGGTTTCAGGGCACAGGACAAGGCACAACTAGATGTGTTCTTCGTGGATGGAAATCTGAGGAATACTTCTACTAATAATCTAAAAACTGTTTGCGCCAATTGCCAAAGGTTGCAAGGGGTCAGACGTCTTGGATGGCGTGTTGGTGATCTTGTTGCTGATGATTAGGCCGTCTATTTTTGTGTGTAGTTCTTCCAACGTGCCGTCGTTTGAAATTAAGTGATCGTACTCTGATTTGGCCCAAGCATACTCAGATGAATGTACATTTTTAGGTACAATGTTTCCTTCGATGTAGTCTGTAAACCAGTCAGGATCTTTTCCTCTTTTTACTAGTAAGATCGATCCACCCATTTCTCGTATTGTTTTTATCTCGTTCTCAAACCTTGTGTCTGCAATCACGGTAGGTTTCCCATTATATCTAGCCATACAACTATCTACCCATATTGCATCGTGCATACCTTGACGCATTACCTCCGTGCCAAAATATTGTAGCACCCAACGTGGTGTAACATCCTTGCCAAAGCGTTTGCTCCAGAATGCATCAGGTCGTTCTCTCCATGCTCTGCTCTCATCGGTCTTGCCTTCTAGCATTTCCCTATCCCAATTGAACATAGAACCAACTGCATCTTTTAAACTTTTTGCGAATGAATCTTTACGGAAACTGTGTTTCTGTACGAGCCTATCTGCCACTGTTCCTTTACCAGAACCTATCAATCCTACTATGCCTATTAACATAGTCTTATTATACTATCTTTTTAAACGTTTTTCAATCTCTTTGATTGCCTCTTTGACAGAATTTAGAATTGTAATACGAAGGCTTTTCTTACGCTGTTTTAGTGCAAGTAGACTCATGTTTTCCAACTGTTGGACTAATGTTTCCAACTCATCTAGCGTGAGGTCAGAATAATTTTTGTAATTGGAATTCTTCATGGCACTGTTATTTAAATGGAGTTTGAGGTTAATTAACCAATAACAAAACTGTGTGGTGTGCCACCTTCTTGGAAATTACCTATGTCGTTTTCTAGTCTTTCAATTTCCGCTTGTCCCTCGGCCTTCAAGGAATCGCCGTTAAGTGTTGTACCACCTTGTGGTCCTGCTATTGTGTTGAACTTGCCTCTCGCTTCACCTAACATAATTTTAGATACAGCAAGTGTGTAATCTCTGATCCAAGGTTTAGAATATATATCTTTGAACAGTGTTATGTCTGGTCTGAAGTTGTCTGTGTGCATGAGAACTGTTTCGTTGTCAGCTCTAGGCTTCTGTGTAATTGTTAATTTTTTAGTTGCTACATCAAAATGGAACTGTATAAAACTTCCAAACATCTTACCTACCATTTCTTGGTACGATGCAAACATATAGTAAGTTGCTAATCCACCAGTCGCACCTGCTCTCAATAGATAGGTGTTTGTATATGCCAGGTTGAATGGTTCAAATAGTGTACCGCCCTCTCCACCTTCTGATCTTGATCCGACCGTTCTTCTGTTCAAGTTCCTTACATTTATTATTTCATCTGGTAATATGTAGGTGTTCTGATCTTTCTTTAGTTCAAGGAAAGCATATGATTCTTCCACAGCGTTTGAAGATCTCTGTCTGAATTTGTTCACCGCTCTTTCCAGTGCCGTTTGATAGTGTTTTGGGTCTAATTCAACGTCAATCATCCCATCGCCGAGACTGTTTTTAACGTAATCGAAAATTTCCTGTTGTCCTGTTTGTAGTTCTGACATACTCATATTTATAGCCTTTGCCTGTGCAATAAATATGTATGATATGCCAAGATTATCTATTTTTAAGCCTGAAAAGGGCAATGACTACAAGTTCTTCGATCGTAACATTAAAGAGATGTTTGTCGTGGGTGGTACCGATCTACACCTACACAAATACCTAGGACCTTATGATCAGGGAGATACACAAAAGGACGGAGAAGCTTCTCCTAGTCAACCTAACTATGCAGGTAGTGAAGTAAACGAGACAACAATTCAGGATCTGTTGTTTTTAGAAAACAGAGATAGAAAATACTCATCTGATGTATACACTGTAAGGGGAATATACAATGTACAAGATGCAGACTTTAATTTATCGCAGTTTGGAATGTTCTTACAGAATGACACTTTGTTTTTGACTGTGCATCTGAATGACATAGTCGAACGTATTGGCAGGAAGCCCATGTCAGGCGATGTCTTGGAATTCCCTCACATGAAAGAAGATTATTCATTAGATGAAAGTATACCAATAGCACTGAAAAGATACTATGTGGTGGAAGATGTAAACAGGGCCGCAGAAGGATTTTCAGCAACATGGTGGCCACATCTTTTAAGATTAAAATTGAAAACTTTAGTTGACTCTCAAGAGTTCAGAGATGTCGTAGGCGACGCAACGACAGAAGGTTCTGTTGCAAGTTACATGTCAACATACAATAGAGAAAAAACAATTAACGATCAGGTTGTTGCACAAGCAGAAGCGGATTCACCAAAGGCCGGATTCAATTACAAACAATATTATGTTGCACCTATCGATGAAAGAGGAAACATTAGAACAGAGAATGTTAACACAGAATCACAAAGAGCTAGTAGTGATGCCACAGTAAATGCAACAATAGATACACCAGCAAGTTCACACTACGGTTTCTACCTAGACGGCGACGGTGTAGCACCAAACGGAAACCCAGCAGGTTTTGGAATATCTTTTCCAACGTCGGGTATAGACAACGGTGACTACTTCTTGAGAACTGATTTCTTACCAAATAGGTTATTCCGTTATAACGGAACCAGGTGGGTCAAGATAGAGGATTCAGTTAGAATAACTACAACAAACAACGATTCGAGAGCAAACTACAAAACAAGTTTTGTCAACAATGCAACGTCTGATACCATAAACGGATTGACGACAAAACAAAGACAATCACTTACAGATGCTCTTAAACCAAAGGCTGACAATTAAGAATGTTACATTTTTACGAAGGACAGGTTAGGAAATTTCTTACTCAATTCATTAGGATTTTGAGTAACTTTTCTGTGGAAACAGGCAAAGGCAATGACGGCCAGATTAATCTCAGAGCTGTGCCTGTGGTATACGGAGATCCAACTAGACAGGTAGCGAACATTATTAGGAACAACAGTGAAAATGCTTTGAACTATGCACCTAAGATTGCCTGTTATGTGAGAGAATTAAACTATGATAGGGAAAGAATGCAGAATCCTTATCACATCGAAAAACAACATCTAAGAGAAAGAGATGTTGACAGTGACGGAAACTACACTAACCAACTGGGTGCTGGATATACGATTGAAAAAGTTATGCCCTCGCCCTTCAGATTAGAAGTCACGGCAGACATTTTTTCTTCAAACACTGATCAAAAATTACAAATACTAGAACAAATACTGTACCTTTTCAATCCTGATTTTGAAATACAAAAATCAGACAACTACATTGACTGGACCAGTTTGAGTTATGTTGAATTACAGAACATAAGTTTCAGTAGCAGAACTATCCCGGTTGGGGCAGATACTGAGATAGATGTTGCATCCATGACATTTTCAATGCCTATATGGCTGTCACCGCCAGTTAAAGTGAAAAAACTAGGTGTAGTGCAGAAGATTATAATGAGCATATACGACGATGATGGTGGCATAGCGAAAGGATTGATTGACGGAGAACTTTCTTCAAGAAGTTTCATCACACCAAACAATTTTGGATTGTTAGTCACAGGAAATCAATTGAGATTATTAGGATCTACTGGAGTAAGTGTAACATCTGGTAGTGATGGATTCCATACAGGAGCCAAAGATCCTGGATTAGCTGATCCGTTTGAAACATTTGGCCCACCACTTAATTGGAAAATACTTTTGGACCAGTATGGTAAAGTAACCAATGGTACTTCACAGATCAGGTTAACACAACCTAATGGGAATGAAATAATTGGTACCATTGCAAACACAACTTTAGATGATACAATCTTGTTATACACCATAGACGGAGACACAATTCCGTCAAACACGCTGACTGCCGTGAAGAAAATTATAAACCCTGCAACATTTGATCCAGGAACTCCCGTTAACGGTGATAGATATCTTGTGATAAATGATGTTGGCGACAGCACAGCATCGTTCCAGAGTAGCACTTGGGGTACACTCGTAGCAAAAGTTGGCGACATAATAGAATACAACAGTAGCACAGCAAAATGGAACATTGCCTTTGACGCCTCTGATCCTGATTCAACACAGCACTATGTTACCAATCTAAACACTGGTATTCAGTACAGATGGGATGGTACTGAATGGAAAAAATCATACGAAGGTGTGTACAAACAAGGTAATTGGAGCATAGTATTGGACGGTGGATATTCCGGATACGATGCAGGTACAGACGCAACCACCCCTTGATAATTTATAAAATAACTGTTATAATAAAGCATGAAAGATAACATAATCTGTTCTGGTGCATTGTTCTACTCAACAAGTACAAAGCGATTCCTGTTCCTACAGAGAACTGACAGGAAGACTGCCGGTACATGGGGTTTGGTCGGCGGGAAGTCAAAATATCTAGAAAGTGCTTTCGAGGGACTGAAACGTGAGATACAGGAAGAGGTGGGCGACACACCCAAGTTCAAGAAAGTCATCCCATTGGAGATGTTCACATCAAATGATCAGAAGTTCTTCTTCCACACATACGTCATTGCGATCGATGGGGAATTTTTACCTAGCCTTAACGGAGAACACTCGGGTTACTGTTGGACTGCTTTTGAATGTTGGCCCAAGAACTTGCACATGGGTCTCAAGAACACATTGAACAACAAAGCCATCAAAGGCAAGTTACAGACTATACTCGATCTCATAACCTAAAAAAAAAGGCCCTATATTTCTACAAGGCCTTTTGATTCTACTAAAAAGTATGAATATTTATTAGTTGTTTGTCCTCACTGCACAATTTACCAATTTAATTCCTGCGTCAGTTGAGCTCTCTAGTGCTCTACCTATAACGTTGAAAGGTGAAATTGATTCGCCAGTTGCGGCCGCTCTCGCACAACCCTTTGTTGATGATGAAACTAGTCTTTGACCTTTAGTTACAGCACCTGTAACTCTAACTGGTGTTCTACCTGTCATAGCTACGTATGGGTGTGATTCATTGTTACCTGCCGCGGCGTTCATGGCATATGCTGGTTGATCAGATATAACACCAAAAACTTGATCAGATAAATCTGATGTTGTTTCTGTGATCTCTGCGTCACCGCCAACCATTACTACTGCACCTGCTGTCATTGGAGCGTCTGCTTCGAAACGCTCGGCAACGTCCGCATACTGAGCCGAAGTTGCTACGGCGTGTACCACGTTGGCTCTAATGTCAACTAGGTCTGCTGTACCTGTTGGTCCTTCAGTTCCACCCTCTGCTCTTCTGAAAGCAGTAAAGGCACCACCCGCGTTACCATGGATAGTTGTTCCGTCATCTGCAAATGCTTCATCCCATGCCCAAAGTAATGGCATTTCTGTTGCAGTTGACCCTTCACCTCTGTTGATCTGTAATCCTGAAACTGTAGGCATACCCGATGCCGCTGATACGTTTCTGTTTACTTCGATCACGTTGTCCTCAACCGATAGCGTTGTTGTGTTGATTATTGTCTCTGTTCCGTCTACAGTCAAGTTACCCGCAACCCTTAAGTTGTTTGTGACTACTGTTTCACCCACTGCTGTTATAGTGGCCGTTCCTGAGGACGAAATCAATAAGTTAGTTCCATTACCCTCAATCTTCTCTCCATCGTCACCAAACGTTAAACCAACGTTTGCTGGAATATTAACGTCAGTTGTCGCTGTAAGGTTGATGTCCGCACCTGAATTTACTGTCAAGTCTGTACCATTTGATTCGATCTTCTCGTTGGCATCAGTGAAATGTAAACCAACGTTAGTTGGGATAACAATGTCTGTGGTTGCCGTCAAGTTAAGCAAGTTACTAGAAGAGATAGTTAAGTCTGTACCGTTACCTTCAATCTTCTCACCTGCATCACCAAAAACTATTCCTCTGTCATTGGCCATGTGTACATCTGAAGCAGTAGCTAAATTGATTTTACCACCTGATGTGATCGTTAAGTCTGTGTTATCTGTTTCAATGTTCTCACCACCATCACCAAGACGTAGACCAACGTTAACTGGAATGTTAACATCCAAACCTGCCGCCAATGTTATGTCAGCACCTGATGTGATTGTAA